TGAAGCACTGGTAAAAGTGTAGTGGGTGCCAAGAGTTTTTAATACACCATCGACAGTAACATCTACTTCAGCTTCTGATAGATAGGAGAAGGAAACATTAAACGGTCCGGCAGAACCGTTACCAGTGTGGTTTGTAAAAGATGCAGCAGTGTTGGTAGCCATGATTAGTTAGAAATAGATTGTAAATAGTTTTCTAGGATGGAAGTGTTTTTAGTTTGGTTGATAGCATTTACATTTGCATCATATTCCTTTACTAAATCACGATTTTCTGGTTTTTTCAACCAGTCTATTCTACCTTGTTTTTTATATGCGTTTATTATATCTCTAAAAATATCCTGTGCATCTCTTCTAGCTCTTTCTTGAGCAGCAACTGAAATGTCTTGATTGATTGCTGTAATATCTTCACCTCTTGCTGTTGCTAATATTGCCTTTACTTCTTTTCTTTGCATTGTTTCGTATAAAGCATGAACCATGCGTTTGCCTTTTATTTTTGTAAAAGCAATAGTATTTACATATTCTTGATATTGATCTGAATTTAATTCAATACCAGTAAATTTATCTGTTGCAAGTAAACGATCTTTAGGTTTAGCTACTTTCATTTGTATATCATCTAATGTTGTCATTACTAAGTTATTTACACTATTTGATGTTCTTATTGGATTTAAAAGATCTAAATTATCAGGCCCATAACCAGGTGAATATTCTACTAATGCACCTGTAATAAAATTTTGTTTTGGTTTTAAATTACCAAAGCCAGGAACAACAGTAGCAAGTTCATTATAAAATCTTCTTACAAAAACCATTCCATCATCACCTGCTTTAGGTCTTTTGTCTTTTATTGTAGGATCATTTTCTTTTTTAATTGTTCTACCTAAAGCACTAAATGGAACAGTTGCAGCTAATCTCTTTTGTAAATAGCTTTCCAAGACATAAGGTTCTCCATCTATTAGTGCTGCTAATTCAGCAATACCTTGTAAATAAGTTTTGTTAGTAATGTTTCTAGATAAAGCAGTTACAGCAACTACTGCTAAATCTTGCCTATCTTGATAATCAAGTTGTCCAGCTATTTGTGTTATATCAGCAGACATAGCCAAGAAAGAAGACCAAGGATCTAATCTTTGATAATTTATGTATTTATATTCTGGTCTGCCATCAGCACCAATAATCGGTTCACCAGTCTCATCTTTTTTTAACAATCTAAAACTATATGGTTGCCAACCTGTTTGTCTTTTCTGGTTAAGTAAATCAAAGTCTCTTGGACCACCACCTGTTATAGCAATTTCAGAGAAATCATCACTAATACCTAAAGCAGCAGCACCTGCTGTAACCCATAGCATACTACCAGTAGCTAATTCACCCCTTGCTTTGGCTGCTACGGAAGGATCAGTACTTTTTAAAGCCTGTCTGTATTCATCCATAAATGGTGCTGTTACAAATGTTCTTCTTCCTAATGTTTTAAATATATTGATTGGTGTTCTTACGAATGGAAAAAATATTCTTGCAGATGGATGTTTGTTTATAAATGTTTGAAAATCACCTCCAAAAGTTCCTTGTGGTAAATCATTAGTAAAAGTAACTTCAGCAGCATATTGCTGTGCTTTTTCGTATAAATCTATTATGTTTTCATCTTTTACATTTGCCATGCTGTTTTTATTAACGATTTCAATAGTCTTATTAAATTGTTCTTCTATATAGTTCTGTAATTCTTCACCAGTACGACCAGCTTTTACTCCATTTTCCCAAGCTGTTGCTTTTACATAAGCCCTAAAGTTTATTTGTTTGAAAAATTCATCTTCTGATAATAAAAATCTAGAAGGTAATCTTACAGCAGTACCAGCAAAATTAACTAATGAAGGAATCCAACCTGGACCATCCATTCTAATTCTAAAACGTTTTGCTGCTTCTGCTCTGTCATCAATCATAGAGCTTGGATTAATAATATTGTCTTCTACTTGAAATGCTTTTACCATTGCTTTTAAAGCATCTCCACTAGACTGTGCTATATAAAATAATTCTTTACCACCTCTCATAAATCCTGTCATATCACCTTTCATAAGACTTCCAACGGATTGATCAAAAGGTCTGACTAACGTATTTAAGGCAGTAGAGACAACGTTTACAGCGTGTGTTTGTGGACCTGAGAGGATGGCATTTATAAATAATTCATTATTAATCTCTAATGCTTTTCTTAAATATCCACCTCTAGCCATTTCTCTCATGGCTTCTGGATTACCTTTAGCAGCTTGTAGTTTTTTAGTAATATTTTTTAGCTTTCTAGTAGCTTCTTTATTACCTTCCTTTGCAAGATCAACAACTTCCTTTAAAGTTTGATCCATATCTGTAGCTGCTTCTGTTGTAGCTTTTGCTGCATCTTCTATATTGCCAGGTACACTTGCTATTGGTGATTTAGAGACTAGATCATCAGCAGTTGCTGCTGTTTTACCTGCTCCACCTGCAACCTTGTTAGCAGCTAATGTTTGTGCTGGTACAGATTTTAAAGGTTTGTTGATGTAGACAAGTGAATTTAAAACTTCTGCTTCTCTTACTAATTGATCACCTAGTTCTTTTATAGCTTCTGTATTATTTACAGTTGTTGCCATATCTAATTGTGCAGCTAAATCTGCTAGATCATTAGCGTTTTTATTCATCAACTGATTCATTGATATTAATGTCGCAGGTAAGTCTCTCTCTCCACCTCTTCCGTATGTTTGATTAAAGAAACGTGCTTCTTCTATGATGTCTGCTGGTAGTTTTGCATTTGCAGCAGCAGCCATATCAGCAAAGGTTCTTCGGTAAGGCCATGTATTATTAGCATCTTTCTTTTTTAATTCTTCAGCTAAATTTAAAAGATTAGTACGAACTTCTTCAGAAGTACCTGTAAATTTAGGATTAAATGTAGTTTGTATTTTTGGGTCTTTAGAAACTTTTGTTTTTTTAGTAACAGGTTTTTTCTTTGGAACTACATCAATAATTTCATCACCAAGATTATCAGTCGTAAAATCATTTACCTTTATTTTTTTTCTTTCATCTAATCTTTTTACAATACGATCAACTAGCTCTGGTGATTTTTTAAGACCTTTAATACCTAGACCTAAAGCTGTAACGACTTCACCTGCCAAGAACCCACCACCTGCTTGTCTAAGTCTGTTTTCTGCAACACTTGCATCTTCATCTGTTTTTAATATTTCAGTAATAGGACTTTCTAATCTGGGATGGTTATCCAACATATTAAAAAGGTTTTCTTCTAATGGATCTTGAACAACAGTATCAGCTACAAAACCTGACAAAGCATTTCTAGCCCAGACATTAGCCATACCTGCTTTACTTAAGCCTTTGCTTATAAGACCCATTGGCAGTAAAAACTGTGTTACAGCTTGCGGTATTTTATAAAAAGGATCGTCTTGATCATCTTTTGTCTCTAAAAAAGTATTTTGTAAAGGGAAGAAATCATTATTATCGTAAGGATCACCTTTTACATAATCTTTAATATCATCTACAAATTCTATTGTTTCATTGATTGCTTTTATAGGACCAGATATAGCACCTCTAATAACTTTTGATGTTTTAGTTTGTTTTATCTGTTCACCACCTTTCTTTAACTTCTCACGAAATTCTTCACCAGCTTCTTGTCTGTCTCTACGAAAACGAGCTAATGGATTTGAATCAGTCATAGTTAATTAGATTTAGGTAAATATGTGCCTGTTTGTTGTAGGAAATCTATAGCCATTTTATACTTAGATCCTCCTTTTGAAAGATTAGGTAATGCTTTGTTTACGGTAGTACCATTAGAATCTGCCCAATCAGCACCACCTTTATCAAGGTTAGACACATTACCTGTAAATATAGCTGCATATATCTCTTTAGCACCATGTCCTGGTCTAACACCTCTATCTTTTAAGAAACTTGCAACTGCAACCATTTGTTCTTCAAAAGTCATATTGGCTTTTATTTTGTACTTTGCTATTTCATAAGGACCGAATTGAATAAGACCTGTATATTTTTTACCTGTAGCCTTGTCCGTACTTACTACGGAGGGTCTAAATGAAGATTCTTGTGCAATAACTGCTGCTAGAGGAATTGGACTTATACCAAGTTCTTTAGCTGCTTTAACAATAGATTGAACTCGACTGTCATTGCTAAAATTAATCTTTGGCTCTTCTTCTGCATCTAAAGTTTTTTCTCTGTCAATATCTGCTTGTGTCACTTCGCTTGCTGCTCCTGGTTCTACATCATTAAGAGGAGAAACATCTGGCACACCAGGTATTTTAAGTGGTGGATCAAGTTTGATTTCCTCTTTTTCTGTTGATAATTCTTGTAAATATAAATCTCTTAATCTTTTAAATTCTCCAAAAACTTCTCCTTCACCTGCCTGTGGATTTTTAAGTCTCCATTCTCTGAGATCATCAGCCAATTTGTTTCTATTGTTTACTTGCTTTGTACTTGCATCACCAAACAACTGACCCAATACATTTGATACACCATCTTTTCTTAAGACACGTTTTGATAAGGTGTCGTATTCAGAAATATATCTATTAACACTTGTAAATAAACCATTTTGTACTTGTGTTGCTTGTTTCATTAAATCTTGAGCAAGATTAATAGCTTCTGTAGATTTAGAAGTTGATTGAAGAAAACCTAAAACAGCTTCACCAGCTAATGCTTCTGAACCAAAATCTCCATTACGAATTTTAAGTTGCAAATCTAAAAATGCTGTTCTTATTTGAGGTCCTTCTAAAGCACTTACATTTGTTCTTATCTTTGGAGCAAGATCGGGCTGTCTAGTAATCAGATTAGTAATAATTTGTTCAGCATTAGAATCATTGTTTTTTAATGCTTCAAAGTACAAACTTATACTATTTACTCTGTCTTCTTCTTTTTCTCTTTTTTTTCTGATTTCATTAGTTCTTTCTTTTTTATTTTCATAATCAGCAATTTGTCTTTTAAGAGTATTTGCTTTGCTTTGAAAATCTGGATGTTTTGAAAGGTTACTAGAACCGTTAGGTCCATAAGGAAATAACTCTGCTATTTCTAAAACATTTGAAGCACCTTCACTATCTCCATCACCTGCAAGACCTTTTGCTTCTGCTTCACTGTTTATTACCTTTATTAGAATATCATTTATAGATGACCGATCTTTTCCAGAAATACCTAAATTGTTTATCTCTTCTTCAAAATCTTGTATTAGTAAAGGAACGCTGTCTGGAGTTACAACAAAAGGGTTATTTCTTAAAACTATTATTTGTTCAACAAGAGGTACTGCTGTTTGTTTTATTTTTTCAAAGTTATATTCTTGATGCTGTTTAATATGACTAGAGGTAACTGTAGCTGTAGCATCTGCTAATTTTGGTAGAAAGTATTTGTTTACATAGGTAGGATTTATATCACCTAGTTGATTAACAACTCTTGTTCTTTCTCCTTCTAACCAAGTTTGAAATTGTGGTGATTCAAAAGAAAAAGCATTAAGAAATTTTCCATCAACCTGTGTTGTTGCATAACTATTAGTTAAAGCACTTTCTAAATTACTACCTAAAATTTTTGTTTTAGTTCTTTGATAAGCACGATCAGCAAAGATACTTCCACCTATAAGTTGCCTAGCAGCATCTTCACCATCAGCTTTTTTAATACCTCTACTTATATCTTTAAAGTTTTTAGCAGCATCTTCT